CTTGTCCAGATATGGTGCTGCATGATGGAACATGAACTTACTTGCTGGTCTATAATCATCCCAGTTAAGTTCTTTGTTCTCTAAGTATGCCTGTGCTACTTCATGGAAGTCAGTACCACGAGCAGTTGCTTTCTTAGTAATACGATTTGCTTCTTCTACACCAACTCGCTTACGCCAGTTAATAAAGATCTGTCTATTATAAAAGGAAGTAACCGATGTAATAGAAGGAACCCACTGACCATCAGGAAGATGATACAGTCGGCAACCAGGAGTTTCTTTCTTATCTAATTCAAGATCACCTAAGTGATTACAATGTTCAAATACCATAGCGTTCACATCTTAGATTAGGAAATTTCATTGAGTTACACCTCATAGTTTTTACAAAGAAGACCTGAGTTAATCTAAAATCTTCATCATCATCTGTCCAACAAGTTGACATACAATGATTTTGATCACCATCATATCCAATCATTCGATTGTACTTATTTTTAACTTCTACCGTGGGTTCATACTGATTACTATTTTCAACAATACCCTTTTCATAATCCTTTATAGAATCAATAGGACAATAAGATTCTGGAGCAAGAACATCATGAATGAATTTAGATTTGTTTACACCACTATCATCCTTAGTTAACCACTCTGGTATTATAGCATCTTTTTTTCGTCTGTAAATAGTCGTTCCTGCATCAGGATCTGAATCTGGACTTAGGTAAACAAGTCCTGCAAAAACTGTTTTATTATCTGTATGAATCCATCCTTTATTTAATGGACTATCTTTATCTTTAGAAAATCTCCAAATCTTTTGGAAGTATGTATCAACATCTATATCAACTTCTGGATTATCATAATCATCGCACATAGATAAGAACTTATGGACTGACATATAACGAAAATCATCATCATATGCACTAAGTTCACGAGTTCTTAATCCAGGATAGATCTCATCCCTACATTCATAGGGCAATGATAAAGCATAATTTCTTACTAATTCAGGATCTTTATAGAAGTCATCATAACATTGTATAGGAAACCTCATCTATAAACCCAATTCTAATTTAGATAATAGATACTCTTTACATAATCCAGATCTAACAATATCTTGTACACCAAACTCAATTATATCAACAGAAGGCATGACTCTAAGGATCTGCATGAAATCACTAATACCAGTTCTCTCATTCTGCTTAACCAAGTCAGTCTGACTAGCATCACCACAGAACATTATCTTAGTGTTCTCTCCAACCCTAGTGATTATACTATCAAGTTCATGGAAGTTAAGGTTCTGAAATTCATCTACTATAATAATAGCATTATCAAATGTTGTACCACGAATGAATGAGGTACTCCAGAAATCAATTGTTCCTTGTGCTTTTAGATTACCGTACAGCATCTCAAAGTCTGCATCTGTACGCATCTCAAACATATACTTAACCATATGCTTGTATGGTATTTGATATAGTAAAGACTTATCATCATGGTCACCAGGTAAGAACCCAATCTCCCTAGTAGCAACAAGTGACCTTACAATATAGATCTTTTCACATGGAGTAGTAGGATCTAATACATCACATAGTGCATTATATAAGGTAATGAATGTCTTACCAGTTCCTGCTGCACCATAAGCAACTAAGTTCTTACCACTCTCATATGCATTAAATAAGAGTTGTTGATTTTCTGTAAGAGGATCTATGTCTCTTAAGAAATCTGTGTTTATTGGTTTCTTTCTTTTCATCTGCTTAGCTGTTAGTCCAACACCTATTGGTTGGGTGTCTGCTGATTTCTTTTTCCTTGGCATACTAAACGATCCCCCTCTTAGCTAAACGACCCTGAATACCACCTGCTTTTTCAGATTTCTTAAGAACTTCAGTCCATCCAGGATGTTTATTATGCAACTTATCCCTCCACTCACCGACTTCTCCTACACCAGGACATGTGCTTGGATCAGAAAAATCTCTAGACCATTCTGGATTATCAGATTTCCACTGATCCCAATCATGGACACTCATTGCGACCTCTTTCTGCTCACCAGTTTTACTGTTAACGACAGGATATGTTGCCATATGAAAATAATAGGGGTAGTTATTTAGCCCAATCAAGGGCTTCTGCGACAACAGGAAACTGTTCGGTAAATATACCACGAACTCCTTCTGCTACCTGCATGTGTTCTTTCTGTGTTCCGTGTGCAGAACGCAGTTCAATGTAGTGTATCCATGAACGTACACTACCAGTCATATAGATTCTTGTAGGTGTAGCAAGTGGAAGTACAAATCTTGCACATTCTTTGGCGATTCCAGCATCAAGCATCTCCTTATATAATTTCATTCCATCTACAAAATGTTTCTGCATTTTGACATTGAAATCCTGTACCATAAGAGGATCTATGTCATCAATACTATTCTGACGATTCTTATCATCCTGCCTACGTAGTTCTGGTAAAGGAATCACCTCACCCAACATACTACTATCAGCATATCTCTGAGAGAACTCTTGATATGTAAATGATCTATGCCTTAGTATCTGTGCTGCAAGTCCTCTAGTAGTATTGATCTCTACGGTCATGAATGCTTGCTCAAAGACACTCCAATGACCGTGCTTAATACAATACTTAAGTAATCCAGATACATTAGGATTGTCTTGGTTCTTAGGGTTACTAACACGAGCAACATATCCCATATGCTGCTCTGCATCAGGAGTAGCACTTACTAATTTAACCATCGTCATCTTCAAAGACCTCATCATAATCGGTAGTTGGGACTTGCTGTTCGTAATTCTCATATTTATAGGAGTTAACATCAGAATAGACTTCCGATTCCAACTCCTCTACAATCTCTTTAAGAGCTCTTACTAGAACTTTTAGTTTTCCTTTATTCATGTCTCGCTAGATCTTCTATCTACGTCAGACATGGTTTGATTAGACATGAAGTACTTCTTTATTACATCTATCTGATCTTGATATTTTGCAATAGTATCTATTTCCTTTTCTATAGATTCTAAAATGTCAGTGTGTTCACCAACACCAGCAGGATGTTCTAAGTATACTTCAACATTTGCTTTATGTTTTGCAATGTCACCTTGAGCATGTGCTATCAATGCTCTTAGTATTTGCTCACGCATATGAAGTGCCATAAAGTATAACCTTTTTTATAATTATACATTAAAAAAGGGGGTATGTAAACCCCCTTTATATTAACTGCAAGGAACTGCCTTGCTCTTCACTTTGATTCCTCGATACATTAAATCGAAGTTTCTGTGCTGTGCTGCTTCAGCAAGCACTTTCTTATTGTAATCAGCAGAGTCGTACTCGACTCCTCTGTAAGTGACTTTTGCCATTGGGTTTCTCCAAAGTAGTAGGGATTTTACTCCGTTCCTTTAGTCAACTTGTGCGTCCCCAGTCGAAGGGGGATGAACGATCCGTTCCGAGTCGGCTTACTTGCGTCCTGAATGTATCAGGATGAACGATTGTGTTAATACTAACACATGTATAATATATAGTCAAGTAGGCTACTTATAAATTGCTTCTCCCATCACATCTGGACACAACATAGCACCTGCTATCTGACTTGCCTTCTTGTTACTCTCACACAATTTGGTCATCCACATCCTTTCACTTAATTCGACTTGACCATCTGTAGATATCATGCGACAACAAATGTCTATAATTCTATTGGAATCTTCTGTACTTAGTTTCATTTGTATGAGAATAGAAATTGGTTTACTAATGATTCGGACTTTTCTTTACCAAATTGACCTGTAAGATACCCACCAACAGGATCAAGGTCAGTCATATATTCATCAAAATCCTTATATGCTGTAGTATCTAGACCAGTGGGTTTGTTTGAGTCTAACATATCACAATATATTTTAATATACTTGCTAAACATTTCTAAATGTTCATCAACTTCATCCATCTTACACTTAGCAACATATATGTTTTCAGAGAAATGATTACCTGGTTCAAAGAACCTTATATTCCCTTCTTGTTTTGGTAATCCCTCCACAGAAAATAGATAGTTTTCTACAGGATGTTGGAAATCAAATACTATAATAACTCGATTAGGATTAAACCCCATAAGATCCATACCAAAGCAAGGTAGATTAGATCCTGTCTTAGGGTATAGAATATTATTGTAGATACATGAGGTATCACTCCAGATCTCAACCTCTCTAGATTTGAGAAGATATTTATTAGTATATGTTTTAGCTAAGAGACTAGTCTTCTTACCTTCCCACTGTGCCCATACACTACCCACCTCATTACGAAGTGAGATATTATCATGCAATACTTGCTTGTAGTTTTTCCAAATGTTCATTGATCACAATAGGTAAGATAGCATATTCTTTTCTTTGAATTGCCTTGGTTAAGGATTTGACATCATCTTCAGGAAGAATAGGAACTTCAGATTGTAGGATAACTTCCCCACCATCCAATTCTTCATTCACATAATGCACAGTACATCCAGTAACTTTATCACCACTCTCCAGTGCTTGTTCTACTGCATGTAGTCCCTTATACTTAGGTAGCAATGAAGGATGAACATTGATAAGTGGACAATGAAAAGCAGAAGGATTTTTAATTATCCTCATGTATCCTGCAAGAACTATGTAATCAACTCTCCATACTCTGAACAATTCTACCATCTTCTCTTCATCTTTGGCATTCACATAGCAATGAGGAATACCAAATTTTTCTGCTCTTTTAACAGCACCGCATTCTTCTTTGTTGTGAATCATCAACACAACCTCATGCTTAGTAACTGAACGTATTATGTTCTCGAAGTTGGTTCCGTTGCCAGAACACATAACACCTAGTCTCATAGCCCTACCTTTACCTTAAGATTTGCTTCGTTAACCAACTCAACTTTAATTGGGTCTTTAATTATATCAGCAAGTTTTATATATGCTATTGCAGTAAACACTTGCGGAACTATAAAAGCAATCATTGCTACTACCCAAAAGATGTAGTAATAATTTTCTTTATTTTGGGTTCTCATTCTTGCAACTCGTCTAAACGATAAGTGTATTCAGGTACATCATAAGGACCATTAAGTTTCTTTTGATAGTCTCTCTCATCAAGAACTTCATTGATTAACTCTTTGAGTTCTTTTCTGAGTTGAGGTTCAATTAAAGGTAATGGTGTAGGATTGAATGGTGGATAGATTGGATTACCATCAGCATCTTTAGGGAATACATTGTCTTTACATCCTTCTACTGCTTCACCACTCATCCCCTGAGTATCAATCTTTTCAATCATAGTGGTTTCCCATATTTATCAACTAAACCAAGTTTTTTTACTTGTCCTATATTGGATCTCTGACTTTTCTTAATCTTCTTATACTCTTTAAGAATATTATCCACTTCACTTTGTGGTATATTCACTTTAAGTTTTTCATCACCGAATCCTTTACTGTCAGGAGAGTCAATATATTCATTGATACCCTCCTGTATCTCACCTCTAATCACATCATTGATTTGTGATCTAAGAAGTTCATCTCCATCTTTATTTTTACCCATTACTTTCTCCTCTTCTTCTTTTCAACTGGTTTAATACCCCAAAGATTAGGTCTTATACTACCAGCACCATAATCAATTGATAGAATTGCTCCTTTCCCATATCCATCATAGTACATATTAAAAACATATACCATCTTTTCAGCACGAGTCACATCCAAATACTCTTTACCATCTACAATATACTTTACATTGAATGCATCAGTAGGAAAACTCTTATCTTCTGCTTTTTCTTTTGTAGTTCTCTCTAAGATAATTTCACAATAGTAATCTTTAGGATCAACCGTCCTTTCAACTTTCTTTTCAACTTTCTTTTCTGGTTTAACTGGTGCTGTCATGATCTATTACCCCACTCAATGTCTGGGTATGCTTCTGCAACAATCTCTTTTGTAATATCATACTTGTCTGTCAATAACTTATCCTTAACAAGAACTAAGATCTCTGCTTCTCTAGGATGTAATTGCTGTAGTATGGTAATAAACATATTTTCTCTACGCATACCAGGTAACTTGTCATTACCACCTTTCACAAAGTGATACAACTTAGTCCATTCTCTACGTAAAGATGTTCTTCCCTGTCCCTGTAAATCTTGTCTAGTTGCTGCTTCACCTCCTGCTGCTTCTCTAGAAAGATTTTCTGATAGAGAACCATTTAATAACTGTTGGTCTTCACCATCACCATAAGGAACTGGTCCTTCAGGTAACAAACTAATTACAGTTTCGTTAAAATTCCATATAAGAACTGACTTAATTGAGTCATGCTCATATGCTTGCAGTGCCTCCACCTTCTTCGCCTTAGAACGCTGTTTAGATGCTAAGTCTAATACTTCATGGATAAAAGGATTAGTGGGCAAGGAGTCGATTCTAGGTGCTGCTGGAATCCTCTTTGCAGGAGTACTCTTCTTTGCAGTTGATTTGGAAGATGAAGGTAACTTTGGTCCTCTAGTCTTCCTCGTCGATGTGGTCTTCGCTGGTGTCATGTGTTTCAATTCTTAAAGCTAAAATTTCATCGGGAACTAATTGCCCATTTGCATCAAACATCTCTGGATGAGTGTAGATTACTTGAGGAGTTGTTTCGTATGAATGCTGTCTTGCCATCCATCCTATCATACCTCCAACTAATAATGCAAGAATAGCAACAACTGTCGTAAGCGTCAAGGTTACTACTAGTGTTTCTGACATAATGCTCCTCCCAGAGATGTTTATTTTTTTCGGATGTCCAAGTATAAATCAAAGTGAAAAACAATTTCCCTATTCCATAGAGCAATTAAATTTCCAAATTTTACTTGAAAGGTTTTTGGTTTTGGTTGAGATTTCCTCCTGTTTCTGAGTAATAGTTCCACTCCTCTGTTTATCTCCAGAGGTTTGTTTTTATTTAGATCCTTTTTTACGTCTTCCTGGTCTTCGGTCATGATGATACCTCACTGCATCTTCAACAATGTTATTAAGATATGTTTTTATCTTTCTTGCTTGAGGTTTAGGTATATGTCCATATGCCTCACGTAATTGTTGGTGATTATTATCCTTACCACCTTTGATATACTCTTCAAGTTCTATTACCTGATCAGATATTTCCTTAACAGTAGAACTCTTAAGGAAAGCATCTATTTCTACCTTCTTTGTTTTACGATATTCTAGAAACTGATAAAATTTTAATTGCATCTTACCATCGAATGCTAGTTCAATGGCATGTTCAATCATGTCGTATACAGTTTCAAAGTCATCAACTTTTTTCATTAGACTAATTGCTTCTCCTTTAGATACTGAACAGTTTCTGTACATCCACCTAGATTAGTGGAGTCAATGACGACTTGAGGAAAGGTAGATCCTTGACCAAACTGACCATAGAATGCATCTTTAGTAAAGTCTTCATCTAGTTTGTACACTCGATGACTTAAACCTGCCATCTCTAATACTTTTACCACCTTTGTGCAATAAGGGCAACCCTCTTTGGAATAAACTGTAAAATTATTCACCTTGTACCTCCCTTTCTTCTGCAGATCTGTTTCTAATTATAATTCTACTCTTCTCATGATCTGGAACAAATTCAATTACATCATCATGAGGCCACATCATTTCTTCATATAATGCGTTGAGTCGATCCATGTCTTCCCATAGATCATTTACGTGATGTCTATCAGGCAAGATATGCTCATCTGGTTCTAGGTCTCCGTGCATAAGTCCTCTAATGTGGGTTGTAATTTTTTAAGTATAATGCAAAAACGCTTATGGCGAGAATGACCGCCAAAGCAATGACATAAATCAATGACATTAACAAGGGATATTTAGTAACTGAATGTATTGTACCTTACCAATCAGGGTATGTCCAGTTAATTGTATCACTCTTTCTTCTGGATGTGATCCTTTTTATTGTGCAATCCTTACATTCGTATGAATAAGACGACAGAAGGTTCATGTTTTTACGGATACGATAGAAAGCATTTAAAAGGTTCTTTCGCTCCTTACAGACCCTACAAACCCTCTCCTCAAGGAGAAGATGACCTAATTGTATCTGCTGATCTAGATCCATTATGAAATCTTTGCGTGAGGTGCAAATTCTCTACCAGGTTTTATCTTCATACCTGTATATAAAAGGTCTGTCCAAAATTCTGCTGAGTCTTCATTGTTTGTTGAATAATGTTTAAGAGCAACATACCAAAAAGTTATTAACATACATCTAACAATAGCAACTTGCTTTCCCTTAGTACCGTTTCCATAAAAACCACCCATATGAAGTTGAAATTCAGTCCATGACTTTGCTTTTCCTTTATGCTTTTTGATTATAAACTCATACATTTTTTCATAACCTTTTGCTTCTGCTGCAAAATCAGTTGCTGATTGAGGATAATCAGTAACATCTTTACTAAACTTTTTTAATTTCATTCCAGATGGTAATGTACAAGACGACAATGTTTCAACCACCATCCAAGTAGGAGTCTGTCCTCCTTGAGCAGCAGCACCCTTAATTTGTGTATTAAAACCTATACCATTACCTGCTCTTCTAATGTTAATTTCATACTTACCACCCTTACCTATCTTACATTGAGTAGGAATATATGAGGTATCACCTTCCCAAATATTCTCATACCTAAAAGAAATATCTTTCATAGTATACTCTTCTATCTTAGCAAATGATTTAAGATCTTTTAAGATAGCTGAGTCTTCTACGTTATGTAATTTTACATGTGCATCCTTTCCCAACTTTACCATCTTAAGAGATATTCCAACAAGGTCTCGATCCTCCATCAAGTTAATCAATATATTATTCATCTCTGCCAAACTTCCTTTTTTAAGTTGTTTATCAAGTTTAGTCTTAACAGTACTCATACCCTTAACTGCCCAAATATCAGAAGGGTTCCAAGTAGTATAATCTCCTGCTTTAACTCCTGATTGTCTCTCCATCTCATCCATATGATCTTGAAAGTATTGCACAAAAGCTTTATCTCCATATAAAAATGGATCCCATCCAGGTTTACCATACTCATCCAAAAATGCTTTATTCTGTTGGAAATATGTCCAAAGCCAATTGTCTAGTTTCCCTTTATATGGACCAAATAATTTCTCTAAGTCTTTATAGACCTTATATTTTGTTTCTGTTTTTATATTTTTACCATCAATATACACGTTCCTTTTATCATCCACAGTATACTTTGCATTCCTTTCCAACGTAGCATTTAATATGTACGTTGTTCCTTCTTCTTGGATAGGTGCAGGAACAGCACCTTTTGGAACTGCTTTAAGTTGCTCAACATCAAAACTAAGAATTGTATAACTACCATCTGTCTTATATCCAAATGGGAGTGCCTTATAACCTTTCACAGTAGTATCATTATATGGCATATGATAATATTGTTTCAACTCTTTCCATACAGTTTGCTTAAGTTTGTTAATATATCTTGCAGCACCTGGATGATCAAAATGTAACACCAATTTCATAGGTGCTCTACCAGTCCTTGTATTCTTTTCAACCTCAATCTCTATTCCTTCAATAACAACTTTGTTTTCATCATCAGTCATCTCACCTATCTCATAAAGAAAGTCTTGTACTTGCTCTATAGTTGGATCTAATCTTTTACTAGGCGGTAAATATGGCATATCTTTTTTGAAATATTTATCACAACATAAAAAAAGACCCCCA